AGGTTTATTTTATTAGAATCAGCACTAATAGTAGCGTCTACTGTACTAGATACTGCAAACTGTATCAGTTTACCTGAAGATATACCGTCATCACGTCCTATTCTTATTGTAGCTGCTCCTGTGCCAACACCAACAACATGTAATCCTGAACCTACTGAAGGATTAGTATTAATTCCTACTGAACCTGATCCTATTGTGGAAGATCCTTTTACGTATAAAGTATTCTGACCATATGCACCCATTATTACTCTATCATCATCAAATGCTTCGAATACTGGAATACCTGAGATATCAGCAACTTTAAATAATGAACCTGTTAATTGATCGGATACTGAGAATAATTGACCTTGAGACCCTTGAATGTCTAAAATAGTGGATCCAGATCCTTCTACAGTCAATTTAGCAGTTGGTGTAGTAGTTCCAATACCTACATTATGACTAGCATTTACATTAATACCATTAACAATACTACCGTCCATACTTAAATTAACTATATCAGCACTATCGTTATACCCTACAAAACCTTTGAAAGTACCAGCTTGTCTAAAATGCAGACCTGCATGAGCACCATCTGCAGGGTTTATCCAAATAGCGGCATCAGTGCCGAAAACATCAAGTTTAGCACCAGGATTATTAGTTCCGATTCCAACTGAACCTGAACCTTCTGCTTCAACGAAAAAAGCATTATCCTCTTTATTTGCTTCTACTCTAAAATCTACATCACCACTACCTTCATTTACTACAACTTCACTTTGTGTTCCATTTTGTTTAGCAGTTAACAATTGTACTCCATCACCGTAAAAATCTATAACACCATCTGAGGTTTCAGTTAAATAAGTATTGCTTTGTCCGTCTAAGTAAAGCTTTCTTCCAGCCGGTATTGCAAAATCTGTTGATCCAAGGACATGAACATCACCAGAAACACTGAATCTATCACTACCGCCAGTATGTACTTTAAAAGTATTAGCAGCACTAAATCCAAATTTAGTATCTATATCTCCACCACCGTGTATTATCCAACGATCCATTTCCATATCTCCAAATACTGCAAAAGCACCAGGATTATTAGTATCATGTTCTCCAAATCTAACTAAGTTAGAAAAAGAATTTGCTGTACCTTTAGATTGTCTGACGTATACGGGTAAGTTACCGCTTCTATCTATTTTAGCAAATTCAGTAGTATATTGACCATTAGTATAAGAAGGATGTTGTATTCTTAAAAATTCAGCACCTGATGTAGCCGGTATTGCCGCTGTATCAGCACTACTATTCTGATCTGTTGCTCCAGCACTTACAACTATACCTCCTCCATTTTTTAATTCTAATCCTCCGCTACTTAGTTCTATTCTTAGAGTACCTGCTTGCTCTATTTGAAATTTGCCTGAAGAGTTATTGTACATCTCCCAGCTTTCATTAGCTTGATTAATCCATTGAATTTCAGGAGAATGATCTACATTATCGTCTAAAACTATATTATGACCAAAAGTAGACGAAGTAGAAGTATTAATATTTGCTGCATATACTGTTGCCCATCTGTTACTTGCACCTCCTAAATCTTTAGCTGCGTTTCCGCTAGGTTTAGCAGTACCGTAAATAGTTACATTCCCCGAGGTATCAATAAAAAATTTATTTTGTGCAGCATAAGATGATTGAGAACCATTAGCTGCATAACCAATATTAAATCCACTTTGAGCATATCCAGATCCAATAAACCATTCTCTATCAGTTGCTCCTGAAGCGCTGTTAACATTGTCTTTTATTTTTATCCCAACACCACGACCTTCATAACCATGCATATCTAGTATAGCTGTCATAGCTGGTGCACCACCTTCATCAGGTGCGTTTATTTTAAGAGCTGTGTTAAATACACCGTTACCAGAAAAAGTTGCCAAACCTAAAGCTGACATATCTAATTTAAGAGCATTTATGGTTGTACCGCCATCGTTACCTTGAAGTAGTATATCTCCATCTTCTATACTACTGTAAATTCTTAAATTATCTGAATTTTGTGAAATTTTACCAAATTCTACCCCTCCATCTTTTAGTCTAATAATTCCATTATTTGTATCAAGTGTTATCTCTCCAGAAGTATCTACTGTAAAGTTACCAACTGTGTTGTTTATTTCAGCATTTGCACCATTGTGAAAGATCTGCATATCATTATCATCACCGAATTGCAATTGAGCAGCATCGTTATCTAGATGTATACTACCTTT